TAACATCGTGCGAACATATAGATATCACATATATATGCAATAAGATATCGAAAATGCCAGCAAGAAGATTTTGGGTCTCTGACATATGGGCAAGTAAAATAATTGCCAAAATACATAAAGGAGAACACCCGTATTACAAGATGCGACCGTTAAAACGGGAAATGTTTTTAGAAATTTATAAACGTGTATTGAAAATTAAGCAATCACACCCAGAATATTGCCTATATAAGTGTTGTTCGATTGTGGTGCGACAATCAGCACCAAAACATTATCTTAGTTCTGGAACGATTAAAGCGATGATATGCAAAGAAAAAAAACGAATATACGAAGAAAGAAAGAAAAGGTTACGGCACTGTTTATAGCCTTTTGCGTTGTAGCGTTATCATTGATGAACGTCTCTGATTGGGGTAGTGTTGGCATCTATCCACATGTTGGATTACTGCAACGCTGTATATATCCGTTCTTTCATGCGAATGTCTTTCATGCATTATTGAATGGGTGGTGCTTGATTAATATTGTCTTTGTCTATAACGTGTCTATTGGTAGGCTGCTACTGTCTTACGTGGTAGCTGCAACGTACCCCATTGATGCCATCGCTTCGGTGGTATCGCTGTCTGCAACTCCAACAGTTGGACTGTCGGGTATTATCTTTGTTCTGCTTGGCTCCGTGTCGCTGTCAGTAGCAAGAAAAATATATTTTCAGGTTTGGACGTGGCTTTTTTTAATCGTCGGCTTCTTCTTGTCGAGTAGTAATGCACTGCTCCATGTTTATTGTTATGTAATTGGCTTGATATATGCCGTGGTAAATTACCCTATGATATGCAAAAAGAGATAGACGACATTCTAAAAGAAAACCAAAAACGAAACAACGATATAAATAAACCGTTTAATCCTATTACTGGCGAGGGCTCAACGGGCGAAAGGGTGGTGGTGGATATTCCAGATTACCCAATAGCGACACAGTATCTGCCTGTTGATATGATACATGTACCACTTATCGAACAGATTATAAAGTGTGGCTCTATAGAGAGTTTTGTTACTGACTTCTTACAAGTAGAATACAATGAGGACGAAAGGTTAAAAGTGATAGAGCAAATTGTTCGTGTAAGATGTAAGTATGACTTTGCATTCTTTGCTGCTGCATATATGTACATTAAGAACAAAGGCGGTGGAGATGATGTGCTTTTTAGACTGACACGTCCGCAAAGAAAGTTTGTCGAACGGCTTGAAATTCTTCGCTGTGCCAACAAACCTATTCGCTTAATACTGCTAAAAGCCAGACAATGGGGTGGTTCTACAACATCACAGTTATATATGGCATGGTTGCAGCTCATTCACAAGGTCGGCCTTAACTCGCTCATCATTGCACATCAAGGTGCTGGCTCGGACGAAATTAAGGACATGTTCGATAGAATGATTAAAGCGTACCCCGTTGCAATGCTGCATGATATATCGGAGGCTTATAATGAGAATGAACCTAAAATGGTGGGTGTTGGTCATTCGGGCTCTATTCATCGTGTACCACAACGCAATTGCAAAATAAAGATTGGTACTGCAGAACGTCCAGATAGCTGTAGGGGTGGTGACTATAATCTTGTGCATTTATCTGAGGTGGCATTATGGAAAACTACCGACGGCAAGAAGCCCGAAGATATTGTCCGTTCGGCATGTTCGGGTATTCTTCTTAAACCTTATACAATGATTGTCTATGAGAGTACGGCCAACGGTACGGGTAACTTCTTTCAGCGTGAATATGATGCTGCCAAACGTGGATTTTCACAGTTTGAATCATTGTTTGTTTCGTGGTTTGATATTGAATTGTACTCTATTCCTTTTAGTAGCGAGGATGAAAAAACTGATTTAGCAATCAGGTTATGGAGCAATCGCAAACGGCATAGCGTTAAATCTAATCGTGAGGAATGTGGGGCTTATCTATGGTGGTTGTTTGAACGTGGAGCAACATTGGAGGCTATTAATTGGTACATTCGTGAACGGGCGAAATACAACGACCATGCGACAATGGCATCGGAATACCCGTCTGATGATATAGAAGCGTTCGTTCATTCGGGTGAACGTGTGTTCGATAAGTATAAGGTTGACAAGTTCAGGTCGTCGTGCAAGCCTCCGAAATTGATTGGCGATGTATATGCAGATGGTGACAATGGCAAAGAAGCGATGCAGAATATACGCTTTTCGGAAGATAGTCAGGGGCTGCTTTGGGTGTGGGATTTACCAGAAATTGACGATGACGAACTTGTTACCAATAGATATATTACCATTGTCGATATTGGAGGACGGTCAAAGAAAGCTGACTATTCGGTTATCGTTGTGATTGATAGGCTTTTCCTCATTGACGGAGGACTGCCTCAAATAGTGGCACAATGGTACGGTCATATAGACATGGACCTATTGTCGTGGAAAGCTGCTCAAATTGCTGCTTTCTATGATAATTCTATGCTGGTTATTGAGAGCAACACGCTTGAAACGCACGATAGAGATAGACAAGTAGATGGAGACTTGTCTCACTTTATCCTCAATCAGATTAAAGGTGTATATCCTAACTTATACGCACGGAAACAAACCGAAAACGAGATAAGGGAGGGATTGCCTCGCAAGTACGGTTTTCATACTAACGTGGCGACGAAACCAATGATTATATCAACACTTATTAAGGTGGTACGTGAACATCTATATATAGAACGTGACGAAAGGTGTCTTGATGAATATCTGACTTATGAGAGAAAACAAAATGGTGCGCTTGGTGCTATTGTCGGAAAACATGATGATTTGCTGATGACACGTGCTATTGGTTTGCACATTTGTTTTTCGGAGATGCCGACACCTACCATCGTAAAAAGAACGGACAAAAAAATGCCAAAGCGGAAAAAGGTTGTTTCCGCTGCAACAATTTAAATAAATTATAAATAAATGAGTATGAATGTATTTAGCAAGTTAAAAGCGTATCTTATGTATCGCAATGCGGTTATCAAAGCAAATGACGCACATCGCAAAGACGGACAACGTTATTATGTTATGATGGGGGCAAGTGGCAAAAAGAATCTATTAATTATGGATAGGGTGAACTTTAGACAATTAAAACACAAAGGTTACATCACTCCTAAAGCATTTGTCTCTGACCTACAGCGTGAATGTTTTTACTGTACACCTTATAAAAATGGGTATGGAGAATTAAGCAACGAAGTGATAGAATACAAGAAACAACAGTTTTACAAGTGGTTTGAAAGTTAAAAAGATAGGGTGTTGAAATCAACACCCTATTTTATTACATCATTGCTTGACGCAACTGATTAACAGCTTTCATGTTTGCGCCTTGTTGTGCTTGCTTGGCGATTTCGGGCGACAATCCGTCAGGCATCTGCCCTTGCTGCATCTGTTCTTTTTGCGCTTTGATGCTTTGCAGTAGCTCATCGGCGAATGGGAAATCTCCATGTTCGAGTAACTGTTCTACACTGATAGCTCGCGACTGCCATAGCTGCATGAGAATATCGTTAGCTATCTGTCTGTATGCTGGCGTGGACGTACTCTCTGTAATTGATAGGTCGAACTCTACATCTTTTACCTTGTCGGGGTCGTATTCTATCTGCGCTCCAACCTTACCAGCTATATTGAACACTCTCTTCTCATCGTAGAACTGTTGTATATTCTTGATATCCTTATACGCTCCATCGACAACAAAGTACGAAAAGCTCTCCAGTAAGTCAAGTAGCGACATTGTTGAGTTTTGTACTTGTTGGTTGTACATCGCTGCACTTTGACCGGAAAATCCGGGCTTCCCTTGTAGTGCTCCATTTACTCCCGATATATCCTCAATGAATTTTAATTGTAAGTTAAGCAATTCAGATATACCGATATTCGTTGAATTGTTGGCTACTTGGTGGGGTAGCTGCCCACTTGTAGATGGCTTGTACACAATAACACCGTTAAACTCCGTCCAACTTTCAGATATATCCTCCATGCTCACACCATCGGGTAAACAGTCTTCAGGCATCATCAATACACCCTTTGCGCTTGCTCGCATAATCCAATCGTACAGTGTTATTAAGCGGTTGGTGTATCTTTGCTGGTCGATAATATCAGCGACAAAGGAATGTATCTCTCCGTCAATGAATGGATAAGCTTTGAAAACATAAGGGTGGCTTTCATGGTCAAAGGGTGTCTCTCCCTCTCTCAATACATCGCCAAAAGGTGAAAGGTAATAAAAATACCAATAGTTATCAATAAACCATGTGGCTTCAATAAGTGGAACTTCCTCAGCTTCCATGTTTGACGCTTGAGCCATTTCCATTCGCTTTTGGTTGACTTGTAATACTTCTCTGTCGTAATCCTCAACATCAATCTTGAATAGTTTTCCATTTTGATAATCATGGCATCTGTAACGTGGCTTTTGCTCTTTCCGCCACACTTCGATTACTCGACAACGGCCTTGTTCGCTTGTGAATAGAAAATCATAGTTGTTCAATCTGCTATAACCGAAACTTTCTGCGAATGATGCAAGATAACTCTTGTCTGTGGCCCACTTGTATATCTCTCTTAGGCGTTTATATTCTTGCTCTGTTGTGGCGAATTGCTCGCACAACTGACCGAATGATACATCATGAACCTCACCGAGGCATGTTACATCATTACCCCTAAAGTCACGCATGTTATTATCAATAAAGAAATTATTAGGTTGAACATAATCCGTCCAGCAGTCCTCTTTCCCATTGCGCCAGCCGTAACTTTTCCTGTGAACGATAAATCCAGAAATTAAGAACTCTTCCATTGTACGGGCTAATACTTCGCTCATGCGGTTAATCTGCATGTTGCACTGCAGTATCGTTGACATGGTCTCGCTTAGTTTCTGTTCGTCTCTGTCACGTGCTACACATGTAGGCTCTTTCGATTGTGAACGATATACACCTAACACATTGCGAACCAATCTACGAATAAGGTTGTTCTTAAGGGGAACGCTGCCTTGTTTCATGATGTATTCTTCTTCGGTCATACTCTTACCATCAACACATATTCTGTCTTTCCACTGGTCGCCATAAGTATAACGCTTGTTACGTTGTCGCTCTTGGCGAAACTTATCCATCTGATTCCAATAGTGTTGCGCCTCCATGAGGATATGGAATGCCCTACGGTTGCCAAAGGTGGAACGTTGGTGCGCTACGGTATCCATCTCTTCGTCGTATCGCTGCGGAGCAATACGGCTCATTGCAAATAATTTTGTCTTTTTATCTGTTAATGTTTGCATCTCTGTTTGGTATTAATGATAGCGTAAGCAAAGGTATGTATTACTTACGCTATCAATGGTTTAACTATTTACGTATAGCATTGACGTCATCGATTAGCATCTTCTTGGTCTCAATCGTTACTCGTTCTATTTCTTTTCGCTCTTCGTCTGTTTCGGCTTCTTTATATTCTTTTTCGAGCGTTTTAATTTCGTCAGCATACATATCGAATATTTCACTGCGCGCGAACTCTTCGGAGTTATTGAGCAAATGCAACTCTTCAGCATAATCGAATATACCGTTATAGGTATCATCTTCGTAAGCTTTAAGAAGTTTTTTAACTTCGTCGTGTTCTTCTTTAAGGCGGTAGTACTCGTTGTTAACTGCTCGTGCTTCCGTTCTCTCATCGCCTTTCTTTGATAATCTGTTTATAAAGATAAAATCACGTGGCGAGTACTCACGTTTGCCCACTGCCCATTCGGCCATCTTGGAAAGTCTGTCAACTGTATTGGACACACCACTAAAATAACCATTGAGTAGGTACTCGATGACTGCTGGATTGAAATCAATATGTCCGCTCTTGTGTGTGTTTCCGCCTGTTTCTTGATTGAGAAACTTTGTTGCTTCTACGATTGCAGTGTTAGCACTCTTGTACGCTTTGGTCCATTCGGGGTCTTTCTTGTTGTACTCCGTATCCTTATAGATTGGAGCTCCGGTCCAACTCTTATTAACTCCAACTTCGGCCATTGGCTTAAAGGCACTTGGCACTAACGCTGTGAGACTGCCACCGTCTTGCATAATATCCAACGGCAATACTTGTGATGCTAATCCGGCTATTTGTTTGGCTAACTCTTTCGTGGTAAAGTTTTCCTTGCCACTCATTGAGCTAATCATTAATTCACCTAATCCGTATAACGCACGATATTCAACGGGGAGGGGGATTGTCGTCCATTGATTACCAATCTTAAACGTGATATTACTACGTCTGACGTATTCGGGTAAGTTCCAATAGTTATTCTTATCGTCGTCATCGTCTCCGTTGGCAATGCCTATTGATGCCATTGTTGCGCCCAATAGGAACATTGTAGCTGCCATCGTAAAAGCTTTTGCCGGGTGACGCTTCGCTTGTCGCCCGAAATTGGTCGTTCCTTGTATCGCTGCGTTCCAAAACACATATAACGAACGGCCAGCACCAGATATGCCAGCTGCAATATTACCTATTCTCGTTTGGCCCTTTGCGCCAAAAAACTTTGAACCAGCACCTTTCTTGTTGAAGTTAACGGATATTTCCTTAGCATCATAGATGGAACGGTCGATAGTCCTACCAAACTCCCTCGACGTGAGGAACGCTGCAAAACGTGCGCTGTTCTCTATGGCCCTTGATACTTCATCAAACTGCTCTGCGAGTAGCATTACATTCTTTTCTATTCCAAATCGTGCGTTCATGCGCCTTAATTCCTTACGAATATCATTCTTGTGTTTGTCTATATCACGCACATTGGCATAGCCTGTCTCTCCACCGTTACGCATGAAGTGATAAAATGCATTGTCGGTCTTATCGTCCATGTCTAACGTACCCTTTCGGTATCGTGCCAATAATCGTTTCATCTCAAAAGGATTACACTTTGCTATGTTCTTATTAAAGCGTAATGCGTAATTCGGACTTTCCTTTACCCATACCATCGTGTTGGAGTAAGTCATATCACGCAAGAAGTTAGATATGATAAAATCGGGATTACGTGTGGTATAGAACGCACTCAACTCTCTGTTTATCTTTTCGCCAAGTTGTGAAAATTTACCAACTAATCCTTCATTGTTATTATCGGGATTGGTAGCTCCATTGACGGCTTGTGCTGCACGTGGGTTGCCGTTCACAGTGATAACGTAATCTATGCCGTTACGTTTAACGATTATTTGGTGCTCACGTTCGTCTTTCTTGTTGACAACTCTATACGGAATATTTGCTGCTTCTCTCCCTCGTTTGTATTTCAGGGGGTTCTTCTCGGCTAACTTGCTCATCTTCTCTTCAAACTCCTCAATCTTCCTATTTACCTCTTCGGGGGTATCGGTATCATTGATGTTGTCAGCAAAGACGGGTAGCCATTCTTCTTTGTCCTCATTGTACTCCAACCACAATTCGTTAACACTAAACAGGTCACTGGGGTGATTGAGTACGAAGTTAAGGAACTTTTGCTTAACAAGTTTGTTTCTGTTGCCTTGTGCAATGATGCTCTCGGCCATGCTTTGCATATTGGCTATTGGGTCATCAGCCTTTGACGTTCTACCCTTTGCCGTCTTAACTGGTGCATTGAAAGCACTGTCGGGGTGGGTGATATATGCGTATGCGTCGGAACTTGTCTTTTCGTCAAAACCTCTCAAAGGAATATAATACTTGTACATTCCGCTGATTTTGTCGAACGTCTCCTTATTGATAATTCCGCACTCATAACTTTTTGCAAGTGTAGCCGTAGTAACTGCATTAACCTTTTTCCAAAGGTTTTCTGTGTTGTTCTTCTGTTCGTATTTATCAACCATCTTCTTTGCTGCGTCTGTTGCATCTGCAACATTGTCCGTATCTGTTACGGTCGTCAGACCGGCATAGTCACGATTACGGGCTTCTTCGATAAACTCTTCCTCTGTCTTTGTTCCGTTGGGTTCCTTTCGGATATATTTTTGATAATTCTTTTCCCCCTCACGCTGCGCCATCAATTCATTACGTTCCAATCCATGCTTGGCCATCATGTAATCGTATAGCGTTGACTTTTCGGATTTGTCCTTGCACAGCTTTGTTACTTCCTCCAGCATCGGAGCAAACAGCTCACGTGCAAACCTGTCTGCTTCGTCCTTGCTCACCGACGAAAGGCGATTTCCACCTAAATAGGCATTCTCCCAGCCCTCAACATCTTCGATGTTCTTCTTTACACCTTCGGATTTAAGGACTGCGTCCATCGCCGTCTTTAGCCCCAGCATACTATCTTGCAGTGCTTCCCTCGCTTGATAGGAACTCGTGGCAACACGCTTCTCATAGAGGTCACGTGCACTGACTTCATCGCCATCACGGAACAAATAATCATCGCTGACCTTTGGATTATCAAAATCTTTCACTATCTTTGCAGCAGAAAGAAGCTCATTTTTATATGTGGCATCTGCATTGAGAGCAGAAGCGCTTATATAATGGTGAGCTTTTTCTTTGTCCACCCTTAACAGCTTACCATCTAAAACTGATTTTTCTCCTACAATCTTTGGATTTTCAAAATCTTTCACTATCTTTGCAACAAAAGAAAGCTCTTTATTGTTTGAGGCTTCTGAGATATTTCTCTCGGAGAAGTGCAGATAATTAAGGGCTTTTTCTTTGTTTACATATGTCAAATATCCATTGTTTATCCAATCTACAATATTACTTGCACCTTTACCAAACACAGAAGATACGATATTAAAATCTACATCAACGCTATTTTTTCCAAGAGTTACTGCAACCATAATATTTCTTTCTTGAGAACGAAGTTCTGTTAGTATGGTACGATTACCCTCTCTTCCATAATTGTCAAACACAGCAATAGGGTTAGCTACCGCATTAGGCAAGTCTTGCAATTCCTCCAACGCAAAGCCGTGTTTCTTCATTTTCTTGATAACCTTATTACCATACAGCTTCATCGGCTTATGCTCAACACCAGCTGCAAGCAGAATGTTTGACGGACTTCCCAGCCATAATATAACCTTATCAGCATTATCTTCATTAAGCTTTTGCAAATCCTCATTGAACTTCCTATTCAC